ACTGAAATAGGTTTTTGAGGGTTTATTAAATGGGATTGTTGTGTTGAATAATTGACTTGCATATCAATGATATCAATACTTGCTATTTCAACAATGCCACTGTCTAAATCACACGATTCTGTATCTACTACTCTGTATATTGTCAAAATTAGTCTCCTACCCAAATTCCACCGTGCCGGTGTGTTGGATTATCACCGCGATAATTGTCATATTCTCGTTTGTTGGTTTTGAAATATTCCCGCCACTCCAAAGCTCTCTGATTTTCCCGATCACTAACTAAATGAGTGGGAAGTGGTGGATGATTTAATGCAGCATCGAGATTTGCATTAAATAGCTTTTCTGCGATTGCCATATCTGATAATTTAAAAATGTTTGGGTGATGTTTGCCGAGAATTATTTCCCTGATTGCTGCTATAGCTTCATGTTTGCTTTTAAAAGTGTCCGGTCCTCTTATTAGATATCTCATGTAAAATCTCCGTTAAATTCAATAAAACTAATTGGCATATTCATATCAATTCCATGAATAGAGCGCTTATATTCAATTTCCCTGTGCTCGATAATTTCTTTATCTGAATAGCCGATTTTTTTGTAGAATTCCGTTTCTTTATTACCCTGATGTTGATGAGTATTCATTTTATAAAGCCTCGATTTTATAACCCCTGTTTTCGAAATATTCCTTTATTTCATTGAAAGAAGAAGTCGTTGAGTTAAATACATCTTCGGTATTACCATAAATAACAATATCTCCGTTACCATTATCTATTTCAATTACATTACCTTTTTTAGTTGAGATAGTTCTAAAAGAACCGCAATGGATTTTAAGCATAATTACCTCAAAAATATTAAAATTAACGTTGAGAATAAAATTAAACAGGAGGGATATAACATAGCGAAGAGCCACTCTTTAATCATATTCATAGCTTAATCTCAGATATTGCATTGCTACAAACCAGTCAAATTGACTTTCTATTTTGAAAGCGATTCTTGCTTTAGACTGAGCTAAATTGAAAAGTTGTTTGTTGATTTTCATAATATATCCTTGAGCCGTCCGCTGGCTTTATAACTCCAAAATTAAAACTCACCCCGGCTTATTTTAATTAGCGCTTCGGCGTGTTGTTTAGCAGCTTCTTTAGTTAAATGAATAATGCCGTATTCTAATTTTTCTTTCTCGGAGTTATAGCCGCCCCAGAATTCCTGAGAAATATGTTGTCCCGCAATCCAATACTCTTGCCCCGCTTTTAACTCATAATCAACAGGCTTTGGGAAGCTGACTTTACCGACAGTTATTAGTTCTTGCTTGCGGCGATATTTAAATTCCGGGTTCCATGCCGGATTGTATGGACATTGCTCCCAGCCGATTGCTTTAATATAAAACCGTTCCCACATCAGCCACGGCTCGTCTGTTTTCAACGCGTCGTGTGCATATTGCATCATAAGTTCAGCGTGCACGTGTTTTTTATTTTCTGACATTGTTTAATCCTCGATTTTGGGTATGCCAATCATTCTGTTTAAATCTTCAACTTTTACTGATAATGAAGTGTTTATACTTCTAATATCCTCAAAGGGAATTAAATCTTTCGCTTCCGGCCAGACTTCAATAAGTCGCTTTGTTGTAGTGACTGAATTTAAAATAGCGTAAACGTTATTTTTTATTTCATCTTTCTTATTGTTTAGCTCATTTGATTTTTTTTCTATCTCCGTAAAACGAATAGAGAGTTCATGGTCCGCTGGAAAACGACAATGATTTTGCGTGGGCGTTATTAACTTAATGTCTTTTCCTAGGTCATCTTTGCCGTAATATAGTTGTCCCGACTGGAGTCCACCAAATGCCGCGTATATGCAATACGCAAGTACATTATAAATATGAATATCTCTGTCAATATTAACTTGTAACTCTTTAATATCTTCAAGTGCTTTATCGTATACGCGATTATAATGCTTGGCTTTTTCTTCCCCTCCCAACGCGGCAACTCGGACGTCTTTTGCGAGCTGGTCCTTTTCTCGCCCCAATTGGGCGTAGGATTCAGATATTCCAGCAGATGATAACGCGTTATTAACTATTTCTTTCTTTAAATCTCTTGTTAATTTCTTCGACATAATTTAATCCTCACGTTTAATTGATAGACAACCATTGACGCGCGTTATTTCTATTTCTCCAGGCAAGAGAGACATACATCTTGCGCATTTCAGAGCCGCGACGATAGATTTTTGCTTCGGATAAATAGCGAGCTTGTTCAGCTTTACACTCAGTTGCAAATTTTATTTTTGTGTTCATGTTTAACCTTCTGTTTAATAAATGGCATCCTTGCTGATATTTCCCTGTTATTTTTCCCAGTGTGGCGAAGTAATGCTGGTTATTGAATTTGTTCAGAGCGTCCATTACATCTAAAAACCGTCCCGTCTTTATCGATTGAGATTTTCGTATCTCGATGTTGTCTCAATGCAATTCTAACTGCCGTCTCTGCATTATTTATATATGCATCAAATTCATTTTGTAACTTATCAAATTTTGATTTCCACTCTCTTTCTATTTCTGCGTAACGTTCGTTTGACGGCGGTGAATAAAATGACATTCCGTAACACTCGTGACCCTGCATGACAGATTCAGCTAATGATTTAACTTGGTCTTGTGTTAAAACCAAATTGCAATCATCAGCGCCATAAGAAATACAGTCACTCCAATACTCTAAATCATTCATGTTGCCTCCTATTATTAACTCACCACAGCCCACTCTTAAATGAGCTGTAATTAGTTAATTCACGGTCTAGCGCATCCTGCGGCAATATACTGTTCATCTGGAGTTAACTCATCCCTGTTTTTGATAACAAACTGCTTTCCTACGAAGTCAGTTATTCTTTCATCTCCCCAGTACGGTAGAATTAACTTTTCACAAAACATGCCGCTATCAAGTGCATCTTGTCCATTTGCATAATATGAGTAACAGCCCGCTAATGAGTTATTTGTTCGAGAAACTTGGTCCGCAGTGCGATACTTAATAATGACTCGCTTTGATTTGACTATTTCCATATTCACACTCTCATATTAATTATCTGACTGAATAGAGCCAAGTTTTGGGTAAGCAATGACTGCCCGTATTTTCCGGCTTATCGTTACCTTTTAAGGCAACAATTAAACCTGCTAACGCATTGGCGGTGTCATTCTGATTATGTTTTAAAGTTAATATTTTTCGTGGCTCTGGTTTTAATCCGAAAATTTCATCAACAATATCTTCAACTGAACATTTTGACTTTTCGCGAGCTTCGATTTCATCAAGACGCATTTTTCTGATATGACATTGTTCACGATATTTCATTTGTCTGCGTAATCTGCAACGTTCACGCGACGGAGTACGCTTTGCCATATTAAATACCTCCGGTAAAAGTGGTTTTGGGGTGTCAACTGCGGCCAGCTTCACTACACTCCAGAACCACTTCTTGAGGTTTGTACACCTGGATCGGCATACGGTTTCATCATATTGTTAAAGAGCGAAACTTCCCTGTAGTTACTTTTTCCTAAATATCAGCCTTCTAGTAAAAAAGACTGGTATTTAAGGCCCCTCTGCGGGGCTTAAAGTTACTTCTTGAATCCCATCATTCGTAACCAGCTATTCAGGTCTTTGCGGCTTTTGAAAACTGTAGTGCCTAATTTTCCGTTGTCTTTACAAGACCAGTCGAACCACACCCTTGTATTTGCTGCATATTGAGTAACTCGCCCGCTGTTGCCGTTTTGAACCAGATATTGCTTACCTGTAAATTTATCGACGTACATTGTTGCGTTGTTGAATTCGTTCATGTTCTTGCCCTCGTTGTTCGTTGCGTCTATTTAGCACTTGCGAATCATCCGGTTCTTCGTTCGCCACCGGCGGCTACTTCGTGGGCTTTCCTTGCCTGTTCGTCTGCGTGTCTTTGATGTGATGGATAATACAAGAAACATTGTATGCTTGTAAACAAGAAAGTTTGTAAATATTGTTGTTGTATTTGTATTTCATTGTTTTATATATAAATTTAATTTCAAGGAAAGTTTTCTGGATGGGATAGTTGGCTTGAAAATGGGGATATTAAGATCTTTCTATTATATTTCTGATTTTAAATGAAATTATTGATGTGATAAAACGATGATAGATATAACCTGTTGATTTTTATGAACAACGATTACTTGTGGATTATTGAATGATCTTAAGAAGGTAAAGAAATCCACCACCCGTTTAGGGTGGTAGTAGAGATTAGAAGATAAGTTTTGCAATACCGATTGCCAGACCGGTTATTCCTAACATTGTAGCCGCAATCCATTTTGTTTGAGTTGCAATAGATTGGTGAACTTCAATTCTCACAGATGCAATATCTTCTTTTGTCGCATAGTTAGCTTTCATAACTGCGAGATCAGTTTTGATGAGATTCAGATCATCTTCAAGTTTTTTTACTCTGGTTTCAAGCATATCGTTGTTGCCTCCATCACCACTATTACCGCCAGAGTTGAAAGTTGGTAAATCACCCCTAAACGGAATTACATTATTTTTTGGTTCACTCATCACCGTCTCCCTCAATAATAGCGGGATATTTTTGCTTTATCCACTCAAGAACCTGAACAGCATCTATAGTGATGGCGTTTCCACATTTTTTACAAACAACTAGAATATAAAAATTATTTGCACTTTCGTGATAGATGCTTTCTGCCTTAAACACATTAACATAGGTACCAAGTTTCATGTTTATTGGCATATTGCACCCCGCACTAACCTGAGGAACACTAAGAGATATATGACCACAAAGCATACAATGTGGAGTAATCCCTTTTGAATCAAAATACTCACCTAATATTTCAGCGGTAATGAATTCAAAATTCTCATACATTGAAGACATTCATTCTCCTGATCTTAAACATAATATGTTGATAATAAGTAAGTTTTATAAAATTATTCATAACTAATCTCGTCATCATCAATGTAGCGTGTGTTTTTTATAATAGCCGATACATAATGAATCATTTTTACATGATGCTTGGGAATTGTGATTGGACGATGATCACTATTTATGCTTGAAAACTGATAATCACCATTTCGTGTTATATTCATGATTTTTATCATATTATGTCCATTATGTGTTCTAACAAAAACTTCATCACCGGGATGTACCGGAGTATTCGGTTCAATAACAACAAATTCACCAGACTGTATGCGGGGCCACATGCTATCTCCTTTAACTTTTAATCCATATGCATCATGATCAGTACTACAAATGCGTAACCATCCAGCATGGAATTCAACCATGTCTACGGCACCGTCAATACCGAGAACAGCCTCTCCAATTACCCTAACTAATCCGTTTTTAGGCTTTCCGGCGTATTCTATTTCTTCTTTTTTATCTTCCGTGCCATAAAGCAGATAACTTACAGAACATTGTAAGGCGACAGCAAGTTCAGGGAGAAAACGCGGTCTTTTTGTTTTCCCTCTTTCTAGTTGTTCTATTGACTGTTGTTTTGTTCCGATCAAATCAGCCAGCTCAGTTTGAGTTAAGTCTAGCTCGATTCGTCTAATTTTTACTCGTTCTGCGATCGTCATGTATTCATTACCTCATTTACACCCCTTAATTTTCACAAGAAAACCTGTATTTGACAAACAATCTAATTTGTATTTTAATACAAGAAATTTTGTCAAGGAGGTAGTATGGAAACATTATCAGAGCGGCTCAAACGGAAACGTTCAGAAATGAACATGACACAATCTGATTTGGCAGGAAGGGTAGGGATGACGCAACAATCTATACAGTTGATAGAAGCTGGTATCACTAAACGTCCTCGTTTCATATTTGAGATCGCTAATGTATTGAAGTGTGATCCATCTTGGCTGTTATATGGAAATCCAAATTAATTCGTATAACAACAAGACCGCTCTTTAACAATCCGCCCTCTATCTATGCCGATCCAGGTGTAGATTCCCTGCTTACGTAGTAGGGATTCCCTGCCAGCGTGGGGAGCGGCCTTATTTTAAGGCTATAAACTTATTTTATTTAAGGAATTTAACATATGGATACTGCAACGGAACGCAAATTTCGCGAAATGGAAAGCAAGTTAATTAAAAAACTGGTGCTGAAAGGTGCGAGAAATGTCGCAGAAATTATTGGGTTTCATGAGTCTCAAATTGCGAGATGGCAACGACCGCAGCGGATCGACGATATTAGTTTTATTGAGAAGATGGCTCGGTTCTTAGTTGCGATTGAATTCGAAATACCGGAACAGGAAGTTGTTATGACCGGGGAAGATGCTAAAGCGTTATTAGCTGCTTTAGAGCTTATCAGATACCCAAAGAAAAAAACCTCGGTTGCGCCAACAACTGAGGCTTCTAATCAAATTGAAATGTCAATATGAGTCAACGGGGAGCTCTCATTTCCCCTATATACCACTAATAGCGAGGTAATTATGAACGGGAAGCCAGTTATTTTCAATGCTGAAATTTAGGCTTAAGACAATAGAGACGGGGTTAAACAATGAGTATGAACTTAATGGCTCATGTAATGAGCGTCAAAGTGGGCAACCCGCTCCGCAAATTGATATTACTGAAACTGGCAGATAATGCGAATGATCAGGGAGAGTGCTGGCCGTCAGTCCCCTACATTGCTGAACAATGTGAAATGTCAGAACGTTCAGTACAGAATCACATTAAGCAGCTTGTTAAAGATGGCTTTCTCTGGATTGAGGAAAGAAAGTCTGAAAATGGGTTAAACAAGTCAAATGTATATCACTTAACGCTGAGTAACGGTGTAAAAAATAGTGGTGCATCTCCTGCACCCTATGGTGAATTTCTTGCACCAGGTGGTGCAAATGCTGCACCACTAACCGGTGCAGGAGCTGCACCCAGAACCAGTCACTCTTTAGAACCAGTCAAAGAACCTGTTACCCAGATAGTCCCCAAAAATAAAAAATTGAAATCTTTTGATGCTAATCAGGTAGAGATACCTGAGTGGTTAGATCCGTCTGTTTGGCATGAATGGGTTTCGTACAGACAGCAAATAGGCAAGTCGATCAAGACCATACTTACAGTTAGCAAAGCTTTCAACATCCTGAGGGAATGTTTTGATGAGGGGCATAACCCCGCTGATGTAATTAACACAAGCATAGCAAACGGATATCAGGGGCTATTTAAGCCCAAATATCCGCCGCGAGCTAAGCAGGGTCTGGATTTCAATAATACAGATTGGATAGATGGGCTAACGATATGAGAAATCTTGCTACTGTGGTACAGAATCGGGATGGCGGGGCTTTGCAGGCTATGGCCGGATCTCAAAAACCACAACAGGGAACACAAGTTACAAAGCAAGCCGCAGAAATTTTTAATGAGTTATTTCGTCAGCTGAAAGGCGCTTTTCCGGCCTTGATGGCAAATATTAAAACACAGGAAGATTTTAACGAACTGCGGCGGCAGTGGGTTCTAGCCTTCGCCGAGAATGGTATTAGAACAGTTGAACAAGTCAACGCTGGAATGAAGATCGCCAGGCAACAGGATACGCCATTTTTGCCGTCACCAGGGCAATTCGTCTCGTGGTGCAAGCAAGGCGGTATCAAAAGTGCTGGTTTACCCGATGTGGAGGAGCTGTATGACATTGTGATGGACTACAGCGCCCGCCGAGGCTTGTATAGCAGCGCAGAGGCTTTCCCTTGGCAGAGTAACGCTTGTTACTGGATTGTAACAAAGCTGTACTCACAGATGCGTGGGCTGAATTTAACTGAGTCTGAGTTACGTAGACGCTGCGGTAATGAACTGATTGCTATGTCTCGCAGAATGGAATCAGGCGAGCAGATATCGGCACCAGTTAAGCAGATTCCCAAATTGCATATACCAACAAGCAATGAACGGGCATTAAATCATTTGGCGGAAATTAGGCGGAAATTCAATTTAAACTCACACGGGAAGGGCTTTTAAGATGATAGAGAAACTTAAATGCAGACGATGCAGAAGAATATCTGAACGGAAAGATTTAATTGAAATTAAAACTAAATATTATTACAGCGATTTAGCTTGTCCGAATTGCCGTTGCAAAACATTTTCTCCTGTTGATGAGGAAAATAAAGGGGGTTAAATGGAAGCTGATT